CCGGAGGAGAACCAGGATATCGCCTACATGCTGCTGGGCCAGACGGTAACCCTGTGGGTGGCGAGTATCACTTATTGGGTAGGCACTACCCGCAGCAGTGCAGACAAGACACGGATGCTGGGTAAATGAGTGACGTCATCCGTCAATCCAACGAGCTGCGCCGCCGCATCTGGGAGCTCAATGACGACCTGAGCAATATGCTGGTGGTCAGCCCTGAGTTCCGCAATCAGAACCGCATCGCGCAGATCGAAGAACAGATTGTTGATCTGGAACGCCAGATCGAAGAGATCCGGGGCAACTCCGCAAGGGGGTGATCCGCGTCTCCCGGTCGGGCGCCGGGTTACCACTGCCCACTGATTCAATTGGCCGCCCGGGAGGGCCGCTACCATGGCAAGAAAACTAACCGACAAGCAGCAGCGATTCGTTGACGAGTACCTGATCGATCTGAACGCGACCCAGGCGGCGATACGTGCCGGGTATAGCGAAAAAACCGCAGAACAACAGGCCTATCAGCTACTTCAGAAAACTTCAGTGCAGGAAGCTATAGCATCAGGTAAGCAGTCGCGCTCCGAAAAGACGGCAATCGATGCCGCCTATGTGCTGACCCGACTGGTTGAGATCGACCAGATGGACGTGCTCGATATCCTAGATGACGCCGGCAATGTACTGCCAGTGCGCCAATGGCCGAAGTGCTGGCGACGGACCATCAGCGGGATTGATGTGAACGAGATCATGAGCGGTGATGTTGAATCCGTCATCAAGAAAATCAAGTGGCCGGACAAGGTGAAGAACTTGGAGCTGATCGGCAAGCATGTCGATGTGCAGGCCTTCAAAGATCAGCTGGGCGTGTCGGGTGGGCTGAAGATCAGCCATGAAGATGCGCTTGATGAGCTTGCATGAACGAGCGCGAGAAGGAGATCCGGCGCAAGCTGCGCGACGACTTTGAACACTACGCGCCGCGCTGTCTGCGCATCCGTACCAAAGAGGGTCGCGTCGAGCCGTTCGCGCTGAACCAGGCGCAGCGGTATATCCATGCCTGCATCAGTGAGCAGAAGCGCCTGACCGGCAAGGTGCGGGCGATCATCCTGAAGGGCCGACAGCAAGGGGCGAGTACCTACACCGAAGGCCGGCTGTACTGGCTGGTGACGCACCGAAAAGGCGTCAGGGCGTTCATCCTGACCCATGAGGCCGAGTCGACCAGCGCCCTGTTTGAGATGGCCGAGCGTTATCACGAGCACTGCCCGGCACTGGTGAAGCCGTCAACCGGCGCGAGTAACGCCAAGGAGCTGATATTTGATCGTCTGGATTCCGGGTACAAGGTGGGCACGGCTGGCAACAAAAGTGTGGGCCGAGGCACTACGATCCAATATTTCCACGGCTCAGAGGTGGCATTCTGGCCTCATGCTGCCGAGCACGCAAAAGGCATCCTGCAGGCCGTCCCCGACGCCCCCGACACCGAGGTAATCCTGGAGTCCACGGCCAACGGCATCGGCAACTATTTCCATCAGCAGTGGCAGCGCGCCGAAGCGGGGGAGAGTGAGTTCATCGCCATTTTTGTGCCCTGGTATTGGCAACCAGAGTACCGCAAGCCACTGCCGGATGACTTTTCGCTGACAGCCGAAGAAGCTGAGCTCAAGGAGCTGTACCGGCTGGATGATCAGCAGATCATGTTTCGCCGGTTCAAGATTGCGGAATTGTCTGCGGATGGCGTGGACGGCAAGAGCGCATTCAAACAGGAGTACCCGATGACCGCACAAGAGGCGTTCCAGGTCTCCGGTGGTGACACGCTGATCCAGCCCGAGTCTGTGATGCGGGCGCGCAAGTACAAGTGCTTGGCGTCCGGCCCGCTGATCATTGGTGTGGACCCGGCACGTTTTGGTGACGACCGCACCGCGATTATCCGCCGCCGTAACCGGGCCGCGTACAACCTGCAGATGCTGACCCATGCCGACACGATGGAAGTCGCCGGCCGGGTGCATGCCATCATCCGCGACGAGAAGCCGGCACAGGTGGCGATCGACGTGGGCGGTCTGGGCGCCGGCGTTTATGACCGTTTGATGGAGCTGCTGCCGGACAGTCAGAAGCGGATCATTGTCCCTGTGAATTTTGGCAGTAGTGCGCTGGATCCGGAGCGGTACCGCAACAAACGCGCCGAGATGTGGTGGGCGATGCGAGACTGGCTGACCGGTGATATGCCAGTGATGATCCCGGACAGTGATGCACTCCACGCCGATCTGTGCGGGCCGCAGTACAAATACGACAGCAACCAGCGCCGTATACTCGAGAGCAAAGAGGATATGCGCAAGCGTGGCCTGCGCTCCCCCGACGGCGCTGATGCGTTGGCCCTGACTTTCGCCGAGCCGGTGCGCAAAAACGATGACACGCCGGTACTGGAAACCGTTATCGCAGATACCACTGTGGGGTACTGATCATGCTGACACTGCTATGCATGACGCCGGGTGGTGCCTGGCTGCAACTGACGCTGACCGGACGCGTCTGGTAACACACCCTCGCCGCGAGGCGATACGACCCTATCATTTGCCACAGCCGTGAGGCTCTGATGCACCCAGATCACGACGACGAAAAACAGCTGGCCGCCGAGCGCCTGCAGGTATTCGGCTCACGCCTGTCCCGGATAGCCCATGAGCAGGTACAGAAGCGCGCGCAGATCGAGACGCGCTGGCTGAACGACTACCGGCAGTACCATGGCGAGTATGACCCTGAAACCGTATCAAGGCTGAAGCTGGCCGAGGGCTCTGAGCTGTTCGTCAACATCACCCGCAACAAAACCAATGCGGCTGAAGCGCGGCTGCAGGATATGCTGTTCCCCACGGATGACCGCAACTGGGGGATAGGTCCGACGCCGGTGCCGCAGCTGGAGCAGATCGAGCCGGGGCAGATGGGGCAAGGCCCCGACGGCGAGCCGGTCGATCTCGGACAGGTGGCGGACGAAGTAATGCGCGAGGCCCGCAAAAAGGCCGAGATGATGCAGACCGAAATCGATGATCAGCTCAAGGAAAGTCGATACCAGATCAAGGCGCGTGATGTCATCCATGATGCAGCGGTCGTCGGTACCGGCGTGCTCAAAGGCCCGGTGATTGTCGGCCGTACCCGCAAACGCTGGGATACCGATCAGTCTGGCCTGGCTGTGCTGACGGTGACGGAGTCACTAGAGCCGGCTATCGAGCGTGTAGACCCGTGGGATTTTTTCCCGGACATGTCGGCTCGCACCATCGATGAGGCAGAGTTCGTATTCGAGCGACACCTGTGGAGTAAGCGACAGCTGCGGGAGTTTGCCCGGCTGCCGGGAGCGCTGACTGAGCAGGTGCGCGCGGTGGTGCGGGCAGGCAAGGATAGCGCCGGTATCGCGAAGGACTACACCAACGATATCCGTGCCATCACGGGCGTTGATTCGGTCAGCACGGACACTAAATACGAGGTGTGGGAGTATCACGGGCCGATCCGTAAGGATGAGCTACTGGACGCGTTGGATGAGGCTGGCGAACCGCTGGGCCCCGACGAGTGTGACGAACTGGATGATGAGATCGAGGCGGTGGTGTTTTTCTCGGGCAACCACGTACTCAAAGTGGTTCTCAATCCGATGGACACCGGCGATCGGCCCTACTCGGTATTCAACTGGGAAAAAGACGAGAGCTGCATTTTCGGTTTTGGCATCCCGTATCTGATGCGCCATGCGCAGCGAGTGATCAACGCGGCGTGGCGCATGATGATGGACAACGCCGGGGCCTCGGTCAGTGACATTATTGTCGCAAACCGGGAGTTGATCACGCCAGCCGATGGCAACTGGAGCAGTCAGCCCGGCAAGAAGAAACTGTATTTCCTGAAGGAAAAGTCCCGCGACGTGCGCGAGGCGTTTGCCTCCTTCACGATCCCCAATCACCAGGCCGAGCTGGCCGCGATTTTTCAGATGGCCCGACAGCTGGCCGACGAGGAAACCAACCTGCCGCTGATTGCCCAGGGTGAGCAGTCGGCCCATGTCACCAAGACCAGCAGTGGCATGGCGATGCTGATGAACAGCGCCAATATCGTGCTGCGCCGTGCGGTGAAAAACTGGGATGATGACATGACGCGGCCCACAATCACCCGCTTCTACGACTGGAATATGCAGTACAGCGATAAGCCGGACATCAAGGGCGATTACACCGTCGATGCCCGTGGCTCTGGTGCGCTCTTGGTGCGTGAGAAGCAGCAGGAAAACCTGATGATCTACGCCAATATCTCGGCAGGGAATCCCGAACTGGCGATACGCCGTGACTGGGCCGGGCTCGATCGGGAAATTGCCAAGTCGCTGGAGGTGCCGTA